AGAGTCCTAGACATGCAAAGTATTGATGGTATTAAACTACCAGAAATAAACAAAGACTTGATGAAGGCGTATGAAGATGACTTCTATGCACAGGTGTTTGATAAAGATGGTAATATTATAGACGAAGCTACAAAGTTTGCACGTAAAGAAGTGACACTAACACAAGATCTTACAGGCTTTGCAAAAGGTCTTAATGATGTATTTAGTGCTGCACCTCTAGCCAAGCCATTCTTTTTGTTTGCTAGAACAGGTGTCAACGGTCTTGCACTTACAGGTAAGTATACACCCGGTTTTAACTTCTTAGTCAAGGAGTTTAATGACATAGCATTTGCTAATCCTAACGATCTTAGTAGTGTATCTAAGTATGGTATCTTTACAGCAGAGGAGCTTGCTAACGCACGTGCCTTGCAAACAGGTAGATTGGCGATAGGTTCTGCTGTTACATTTATGGCAGCACAGGCTTGGATGCGTGGTGATCTAAACGGTAACGGCCCAGTTGACAGGCAAAAAAGACAGGTTTGGATAGATGGTAAGTGGGAGCCTAGAACAATTAAGCTAGGTGACGTACGTGTAGGTTATGATAACTTTGAACCATTTAACCTTATTATGTCTACGATTGCCGACGTAGGTGACGCAAGTGAGCTTATGGGTGAAGAGTGGACAGAAAACCAGTTAGGTAAAATATCTCTTGTTGTAGCACAAGCTATTACAAGTAAGTCATACCTAGCAGGCATACAGTCCTTTGTAGACCTATTTGGTGCTAGACCCGGGCAAGGCCCACGTATTGTAGCATCTCTTGCTAACAACACTGTACCTCTTGCTGGTTTACGTAACGAGCTTGGTAGATTATTTACACCATACATGCGTGAAATAAACTCAGGTATAATACAGTCTATACGTAACAGAAACCTACTTACTGAACAGCTAGCTGGCACACAGCAGCTACCTAAAAAGTATGATATACTAAACGGTAAACCATTAAAAGACTGGGACTTCTTAACAAGAGCATATAATGCTGTAAGTCCTGTAACACTTAATTTAGAACAAAGCGAAGGTAGGCAGCTGTTATTTAACAGTGGTTATGATTTACGTACATCTACATACTATGCACCTGATGGCACAAAGCTTACAGATAACGCAGTAATTAGATCTTTGTTTCAACAAGCTATAGGTTTACAAAACTTAGAACTAAAACTTAACAAACTTGCTAAAGATCCTAAGATCCTAGCATCATTAGAACAAATGTATACAGATATAAAATCTGGTAGACGCGGTGACTTTGATGTAAAGGACTACTACCATAATAGAATTATAGAAAGTTTATTCTATAGAGCACGTCAAAAAGCTTGGGCTTCGATTAGCAGTCAACCAAATGTACGAAGAGTTATTTTAGAACAACGTGAAAAAGAAATAGCACGTATTGAAAAACGCTCTGATACTGCAAACATCCTCAACATATATAAATAATGTCACAACAATCCTTTCACCAACAGACAGCGACAGGAGCTGACATCAACTTTACAATTACTACATTTTCATCCGATGAAATTCAAGTATATGTTGATGGAATCTTAAAGTCTGCTGGATCTCACTATAATATTAATCCTTATAATTCTAACGGTCAAAGCACCGTAGACTGGATTGGTACAGCACCTAGCAGTCCTAGTATTGTTCGTGTTGTACGTAAAACAAACATAATGAACAATGGTAATACTGCTGTAGAAGGTAAAGCTACATTTCAAGCTGGATCTTCAGTTAAAGCAGATGACCTAAATAATAATACAAAACAAACTCTTAGAGCATTACAAGAGTTACAAGATCAAAAAATACAAGGTTATAATCTAGAAGATAATAGTATTACTACAGTTCAACTCGCTAATAATGCTGTAAGAACAGATAACATACTTAACGGAACTATTGTTAATGCTGACTTAAGCAATCAAGCAGATATAGCCGTAAATAAATTAGCAAATGGTACAGCTAGACAATTACTACAAACTAATGCCGGTGGTAACGGAGTTGAATTTACAAGCAACGTCGATGTCCCGGGAACTTTAGATGTAACTAATGCTGCAACTTTTGATAATACTGTAACTATAGGTGGTGCAGTTACCGTAAATAATACAACAACTCTTGATAACACAACTGTTGACGGAGTACTAGATGTCAACGGTAGTGCGACTATAGATAATGTATCAATAGATGGTAACGCCATTGGTACAACTACAGGTAATTTATTTATTAATACTACTAGTGGTACTGTACGGCTTGATGGTGTATTTGTTGTAAGACCTAATGGAGTTAATAATAGATTCACTGTAACAAATGATAGTGTTACTGTTTACGAAGATTTTTTACCTTCCTCTAATAATCAATATGATTTAGGATCTTCTTCTAAACAATTTAAAGATCTTTATATTGATGGTACTGGTTACATAGATACAGTTAATGCGGACGATATAACAGGTAGTGCTGTTGTTACATCTGGTGCTTCTACCAGTGATACAAAAGTGTATTCTGCTAAACGTGCTGGTGAAATATTTTATGAAAAAGGTACTTTAGATGATATAACATCTGGTATTGCTTGGGTTTCTGATGATGATAAGATTGCTACTACAGCAGCTATAGATGCAAGAATAATAGACCTTGTAGATGATGTCGGTGGTTTTGTACCAATAGCAAATGAAACAAGTTTTCCTAATGCTAATCCTGATATAAACAATGGTGCTGGTACTCTTGTCAGCGTACCTTTAGCTAACAATCTTACTTCTAATAGTAGTGGTGTTATTACTATCGCAAATGGTACTGTAGGCAACTCTACAGTTACAATTACAGGAGCTACAGCCAGTTCTACTTTTGCTCAAGGTTTTGGAATAATTGTTGAAACAACATCAACTCTTAATACTTATACATTCCATAGATATGTTCCAAAAGCAACTGAAGTAACAACTGTTGCTGGAAGCATAGGTAACGTTAATACTGTTGCCGGTTCTATTGCCAATGTAAATACCGTTAGTGGAAGTATAGCTAACGTTAACTCTGTAGCTGGTAATGCAACTAACATTAACGCTGCTGTAAGTAATGCAAGTAATATTAACTCTGCTGTAAGTAATGCTTCAAACATAACTACAGTTGCTGGTATAAGTAGCAATGTAACTACTGTAGCTGGCATCTCTTCTGATGTAACTACTGTTGCAAATGACGGTACAGATATAGGTACAGTTTCTGCTAATATTGCAAACGTAAATACTGTTGCCGGTAATAATTCTAATATAACAGCAGTCGCTGGTAACAACTCTAATATTACTGCTGTAGCTAATAATGCGACTAACATAAATGCTGCTGTAGCTAATGCGTCAAACATTAACGACGCAGTTGGCAATGGTAATAACATAAACGCTGCTGTAGCCAATGCGTCAAACATTAATACTGTTGCAGGCAATAATTCAAATATAACTACAGTTGCTGGTATATCCGGAAACGTAACAACTGTAGCTGGTATAAGCAGTAATGTAACGACTGTTGCTAATGATGGTACTGATATAGGACTAGTCGCTGGAAGCATCGGTAACGTTAATACTACAGCTGGTTCTATAGCAAATGTAAATACAGTCGCTGGATCAATATCAAACGTTAATACTGTTGCTACAAATATTACTAATGTTACTAACGCATCAACTTATCTAAATAATTTCTTATCTCTTTATTTAGGAACAGCAGCTTCAGCTCCCAGTGTAGATGCTTTAGGTAATGCTGTAACTGAAGGAGACTTATATTTTAATACTGGTACTAAACAGTTAAACATATTTAACGGAAGCGTATTTACAAACATTGTAGACACTGCTATTGATTTTGCTAAATCAGCAACAGCAGCTTTTAACGCTTTATATACAGCTTCAGCTGGGTCTAACTCTATTGACTTAGGTGGACTTGCAGTAACAGGAGCAGCGTTCGCAAACGAAGCAATTGCAACAAATAGAGTATCACTTGCAAAAGGATCAGGAACTTTCAACTTAGGAGGAATCTAAACAAATGCCGGATCAATTACAACTTAGAGGTGGAACTACCACCGAACATAACTCGTTTACAGGTGTATCTAAAGAAGTTACTGTAGACACAACAAAGAAAACATTAGTAGTTCATGATGGAAGCACTGCTGGTGGTACTCCACTTATGAGAGAAGGTGGAAGTAATGGACAATCTACTGTAGGTATAGGTACAGCAGGTTCAAATGCCATCGAGATAAGTAGTGGTCAAGATATTAAATTTGTAGGAGCAGACAGTACTAAGCATCTTTTATTTGATAAATCAGTAGGAAATCTTGGTGTAGGCACAACTTCGCCAGCAGAACGTCTACACTTAGCAACTAGCGGTGGTGCAGATACTATTATTAGATTAGATACAAACCAAAATGCAACTAGAGTAAGAGCAAAAGTAGTTGGTGGTGAAAATCATTTAGTTTTAAGTTCTAATAATAACTCTGAAGACGTTGTTATAACTGGATCTAGAGTTGGTATTAAAGAAAACTCTCCTGATTCAATTTTACATATAAAAGATGGAAATCCAGATTTAATTCTAGAAAATACAGGAGGAGGAACAGGTCAATTAAGAGTTGGTCATTTTACAAATGGTGCTTTTATTGGTACTTACTCAGATGATGGTGGCGGTTCAGATGTTTTACGAATAGGAACACATAGTGGTGATGAAAGACTTCGAGTCACATCTGATGGAAACATTGGTATAGGTTTCCAATCTCCTACTATTACTGATGCAAGAGTAAGAATAAAAGGTAAAAACAATAGTACAACCCAATACAGTGATGGTGTAATGGTTACATCATTAAATGAAAGTGTTTTTAAAAGATATTCTTGGGCGGGTATAGAAACTCAAGGTGGAATGCAGTTTAGTGAACTTACTAGTGGCCTAGGTGAGACCATGCGTATTACGACTAATGGCCTTGTCGGTATAGGTACTACAAATCCAGCCGGAAGCCTACATGTTGATGCAGAATCTGGCGTGGATGGTGCTATTTTCGATAGTGGTGGAACAGCTAATACAAGCCATGCTCTTTTAGTTAGAGATAGTGGTAATAATCAACTTCTTAGAGTTAATAATAATGCAAACACTGGTATAGGTACAAATAATCCCCTCTCTAGGCTTCAAGTAACAAGAGCAGATTCAACAGCGTATGACCCAGCAGATGACGCGGCACAGCGAGCTATTGGTTCAACAATAATGGTTGAAAATGGTAATGGAACTACAAATAGTTTTGCACAAATTGCTTTTGACCTTGCAGACTCAAACCAATCTATTGCAAGAATTGTTGCCATAAATAGTGGTACTTCATCAAGTGATTTAGCTTTTGTTACTGAAAATAATAATACTAAGGCTGAAAAACTTCGCATCACAAAAAACGGTAATATTGGTATTGGAACCGCTGATCCAGCAGCACAATTAGACGCAGCTAATAATCTTGTTATTGGTAGTACATCAGATGCTGACTCAGGTATGACATTTGTTAGTTCGACAAGTGGACAAAGTTTAATTCATTTTTCTGATGCAACTAGCGGTAATGCAAGATATGACGGATTTATCGGTTATGAGCAAAACAATCGAGCTTTAAAATTCGGAACTGCACAAGCCGAAAAAATGCGTCTTAATAGCGATGGGGATTTAATTATAGGTGCTTCTACAACTCCACAAGGAAGAATAGAAGTTGTAAAAGCTTCTGGTGGTAGTAACTTTGATGCATTAAATTTAAGAAATCATGCTGGTGATGCTAATTCAGCAGTTACTCTTAACTTTATAAAATCTACAGACGCAACTAATACCGCAGCAAGAAGTTATATAAGAAGTACAAGAAGTGGATCTAATTCGTTTTTAGATTTTGCTACTTCTAACACTGCCGCAATGCGAATCACTACTGATGGAAAAGTTGGAATTGGTGCTAACTTGACAGCAATAGACGCACCGTTAAGTGTAAGTAGAGATGTAGCTCAAACTGCTTCATTGAATAAAGTTAATCAAACAGCTATATTAAAAAACTCAGGAACAAGTAGCACTGATAGTAGAACATCACTTTATTTTGCTTCTCAAAACTCTTCTAATCAACTTTCGCCGTCAGCAATAGCCTGTACTGCTGGTACAAACTATCAATCTGCTCTTAGGTTTTATGTTAATGGTAATGGAAATGGCACAGGTCATTTAGAAAGTTACGAACGTATGACGATAAATCATGATGGAGACGTTTTAATTGGAACAAATAGTACAAGTAATGCAGCAGCTGGATTTAAAGTTACTTCCGCTGGTAAAATCTTATCAATTCTTAGAGGTGATAATAGTACTCATTTATTCTTAAATAAACTTGCTGGAAATGATGGAACAGTAGCGACTTTTGCTATAGCAACAGCGACTAAAGGTACTATTAGTGTTAGTTCTACTGCAACAGCATATAATACCAGTTCTGATTACAGATTAAAAGAAAACGTAGTTTCAATATCTGATGGAATCACAAGGTTAAAAGCATTAAAACCATCTAGATTTAATTTTAAAACTGATGCAAGTACAACAGTTGATGGATTCTTAGCACATGAGGTAACTTCAACAGTGCCAGAAGCAATAACAGGAGCTAAAGATGCTGTTGTTACTCAAGCTATGGTAGACAATGAAGAATATGAAAAAGAAAAGTTAGGAGAGATAATTCCGCAGCAAATAGATCAAAGTAAGCTTGTGCCTCTTTTAACTGCTGCATTACAGGAAGCAATATCAAAAATAGAAACATTAGAAGCTAAAGTTGCGGCTTTAGAAGCAGCTTAATTACACCCTTTATTTATTTTTTTAAACAATGACAACAACTTGGACAATCGCACAACTTGAAAGAGAACTAGCAGACGGCTATGTTTATACAGTGCATTACAGAGTAGATGCTACAGATGGTACTTATAGTGCTGGAGCTTATGGTTCCGTTGGACTAGAAAAACCAGAAACATTAGTACCTTATAAAGACCTTACATCTGACGTAGTAGTTGGATGGGTCAAGGAAAAACTTATTGCTGAAAATAGTGATGCGGTTACAAAAATTGAAGCTGCTTTAGCTGCACGAATTGCAGAGCAAAAAACACCAACAGTAGGATCAGGTCTTCCTTGGAGCTAAGTGGATCTTCCCACAATAGAACTACCTTCACCGTTTACTGTTAAAACGGTGGAGATACCCTTACCTACAGCTGATGTTCCCTCATATAAACCTTTGGTCGTACCTCCGAGCGATTTACGAAGACCCGAAGGCACAGAAGAGGTGCGGACAGAAGAAAACCCGCCACCTAAAATACATTTCCCACCCTTACCTAGTATCCCTTTACCATCGCAAGAAGTTTTAGTTGCTGCGTCTGTTACAGCTGTAACTGCTGTAGCAGCTACGACTGTTACACAACCTGTATTTAAAGCGTTAAAGGAAAGAATACAAAAGTTCTTACAAGGCAAGATTAACAAATGGAAACAAAACCGCCAGAAAAGAAAGGCATCCTCAGAAAAATAA